CCACATGATGCGAATTGCACGCGGACTGTAGCCTTTCATTCCAGCGAGCTCAATCAGCGTCGTGAACGCTGCCATGATCTCCTGGTAGACAAGGCTGGTGTCGTAGTGAATCCAATCCCCCTCGATGACTCCAGAGGGGTTGTAGTGTGCCAAGGCCGTGTACAGCAAATGCCACTCCAGACCGCTGGCATTGATTCCCACCGCACTTTCAAGCTGAAACGGGCACAGCATGAAGAGGCGCATGAGTGGCAGGAAGTACTTGCGCAACAGAAAGAGCATCACAAACGGCGCGCCCTCAAAGACCCGCACCTTCTTTTTCGTGAGCTTGGTAGGCTCATCCTTGTGCGACGCCTTGAAAACAAAATTTGGCCTGAAGAGGGTGTCCATCTTGTCCTCCAGGCCTGCGACTTCCGCGCGAACTTCGTCAGTAAGCACGACAGCATCAGGCATGGCCTGCGTGGGGTGAGACTCCACACACTGCATCTTCGACCCCTTCAAAGGAAAGCCGGCAGCAGTGTGCAAGTTCACGCGGCGGACAGAGCTGCTACCGACGATGCCGGAGCAAGCTTCGATCTCTGTCAGCGGCTTGATCAGCCCCTGCAAGGCCGGCAAATCAGCGACCCAGCGCATCTCATCCGCATAGTCCTTCTGCGCAAGCAGCAGGATATGTGGTGGCAATTGCACTGCAGAAGCCATCTCTGCCAGTTTGGCCACTTCAACCGTGGCCTTGCCAATATTGGCGGGCGGGCCATGCAGCCTGGGCATTCCGCACTGCTCCTCAACCAGGGCAGATATAGGACTCGTTTCCAGGGCAGACCGCGCTCGTACCTGAGTGTAATTCTTCAGGGTGCCAATTGGCAATATTGGCACGCCAGCCGGCCCCTCTCGGAGGACGGAATTGGCTGCCAACTCACATATCTCGCCCGCAGCTGGATGCGAAGGAGGTACGTGCGGGTTTGTGCTCCCCAGCCGAACCACGGGCCCTCGACAGGTACCCGTGGTGGCGAGGTGCGCAAGGCCGGCTCTAATGTCGTTGCCGGTAACCATGCACCCAACCCCATGCTTGCCGTCGCCCATAGTATGCATACCCATGCAAACAGGAAATCTCCGGGCAGCAATCAATGGAGCACCACACAGACCGTGATAAGTATCTTCGGGCCGCACATGGGCAATCCCGGGATAGGACCAGCTGTACTGCCGGCTCACAATCATGTCCACGCGCGTCATGAACTTTAGCTCCTTGAGCCCGCAAGTATCAAAGTCGCGCGTGTATTCCACGATCGGAATCGGAGTCCCACGCGGGGGAATCGTGTTGGGGAACATGCCAGTCAAGCAATGTTGCGTGCCACCTACACCCGTATGCAGTAACATGGCATCGCCTGGCAGCTTGTGCAAGACCGTCTTATCCACCCGACACGAAAATACAGGGCCACAATCGGCAGTCGTCCTCCGAAACTCAAGATGATGTATCTCACTGTACGCCCCGTCAGGCGTCAGAAAGTTGTGAGCTGGGAAGAGAGCAGTGTTGGTGGCAACCATCATGCCGTGGGTAGTGACAATGCGCCCAGAAGCATAGTAAAACGTGACAACATATAGCTGCCGCGTAATCCTAGCTATCGCCTGTTCGTACGTCATGGTGCGAATCGCGCCACCTGGGTCATAGAATGACTCCAAGCGCCGTCTTTCCCA